GTATAATAAAATAAACATTTTATAAAGATAATAAAAGAGTAAAAGGAGAGATTTATCATGGGTAAATCAAAAAAGAATGTAAGTTACAGTCTGTCGGGAAGCTTTGACTTTGAAACAAAGGTGATTACAGAGTACAACAAAGATGGAGACATTGTTGGAGAACACAATCTTGATGATGTCCTTTCAGAATTCGACAATCATGACGTTTCTATTTCAGTAAAACGTTCATCGGAGATTTAAGATATGAGAGCATATAGAAATAGAAAAGGTTTAAAAGTAGAAGTTACAAAAGAACATTTAGACATTGCTGTCAAAATTAAAAAGGAACTTCAAAAGCAATCACCATCCCACAAGACCTCTTGGCATCTACACAAAAAGATGATGGAAAAAGAAGGTTTTAAAGATAGTGATAGAAATGAATCTTACAGACAGATGGTAAAATCTTATCAAAAGTCAATTGGAGAGTTACCAACAAGAGAAGAATATGAATCTAGTGTAGCTGATTCTAAATTAGATTCTATTAAACAGGCTGTTGGTGAAATGTCTTATAAGAAAAGAGAAGTTCAACAAGAAAATAGAAAGTTAAATAAATTAAAAAGAGAGTTGTCACTCTATGGAATTGTTACAGATGAAATAAACAATCTTTTCCAAAATATGGATTTAAACATAGAGAGTAAAAAATTAGATTTAGAAAAAGATGACTATAAAAATAAAATGCTAGTACCATTTTCAGACTGGCACATAGGTTTAAAAACACCAAGCTTCAATTATGAGATTGCAAAAAAACAAATTGAAAAATATGTAAAAAGTATAATCAATCATTGCAAAAGATTTGACATTAAAGAAATTTATTTAGCAGGATTGGGAGATTTGGTTGAAAATGTTTACATGAGAACAACACAATCTTATGATGTTGAATTTTCATTTTCTGAGCAAATTGTAAAGTCTACAGAAATTGTTTTGGATATGATTATAATGCTAGAAAAGGAAGTTCATGTGAACTATCTGGGGATAGTAATGGGAAATCATGACAGAATGTTTATCAAGGGTCAAACACTTGAAAATGACAGTGCAATGAGAATAGTTGACCATTCTGTAGAGTCATTTTTAAAATATCAAAATCTTAAAAATGTAAGCATACTGAAAGAAGATTTTGATGGAACATCCATAAAGTTAGACATGGGTGGTTACAGTTTTAAAATGGTTCATGGTGACAATGAAAAGAAAAACAATAAAAATAAAATAAACAATCATATTTCGTTAGATAACAAATTTTATGACTGTTTAGTCTTTGGTCACTATCATAGCTTCTCTATTTCAGAAGAAAATCATGGCAGACTATCAGTAAATGTAGGTTGTTTACAAGGCTCTACAGACTATTCTAAAAAACTTGGTTATGATACGATTCCTAGTCAGTCTTTAATAATTACAACAGAAGATGGTATTTTGCCTATTAGGGTTGGTTTGGATGTACAGAGATAAAGATATAATTGATAACTTACCGATTTATTATAAGAGAATATATGATAATGTTAGAAATGAAGATGATAGGAAAATTTGCAAAAAGTGTAAATCTGATTATCCTATGGACATACTTTTTTTTACCCCAAATAAAAAACACTAAAGATGGATTCCTTTACTGTAGGGGTTGTTCATCAAACTTTTTTGAAGATATTAAGAATAAGGGTTTTTCACAAGGTCTAAAAAGAATATTTAAAAATTATACAGAAAAAGAAATAAAGGTTTGCAAGAAGTGTGGAGAAGGATTAAAAAATAACAGAGATAATTTTCCAAATTCTTATGCTGTATGTAGGTCTTGTTCTGGTAAAAAAAGAGTCATTTCCAATTATAAAGAAAATGAAGAGCTTGCAAAAAAGGGTAAAAAAAGATGTAAATTTTGCAAAAATATAAAGAGTCTAGATGATTTCAATAAGGTTGGGGAAAGTAGAGTTCAAGAGTTTTGTTTATCTTGTAAGCATGAAAACAAAAAAAGTAGAAGAGATTATTATAAAAAACATTACAATAAAAATAAAGATGAAAAAAAGATATATTATAAAAAGTGGAAAGACAGCGGTGGATTAGAAAAAAGAAGGTTAAGTGAACAAAGAAGAGAGTCAAGGAAAAACAATCTAATAAGTGACTTAACCGAAGACGAGTGGAACGAAGCTTTGATTTTTTTTGGTTATTCGTGTTCTTATTGTGGTTTAGAAGAGTCTAGTCTAAATGGTGAGAGGTTACACCAAGAGCATATTATTCCAATGTCAAAAGGCGGAGGGTACACTAAGAGTAATATAATCCCTTCATGCAAGAAGTGCAACTCTAGTAAAAATAACATGGATTTAGATGAGTTTGTAAAATATGCAAATATAAGTAAAGAAAGATACATGAAAATAAAAAACTTTATGAAAATGACATAACTCCAATCAGAATCGACTTACAAAATACAAAATAAAAGGTGGTGAAATCATGTCTAAAAGTAAAAAGAAATGTTTAAATTGCAATAGGTCAATATCTGAAGGACAGTTTTATTCAACAAATAACCCTCTTTTCGCAGATGGTAAAGTGCCAATTTGTAAATCATGTATCAATGATTTAATAGACCCAAATAATGAAAAAACATTGCAAGAGGTGCTACAAAGAATTGATAGACCATTTATAGCAGAAGTTTGGGAGGATTCTTTTAATAAAAAACCAGATAAACCTATTGGAGAATACTTTAGACGGATTAATTCACTACCACAGTACAAATCATTACTTTGGAAGAACTCTGATTTTACCACAAGAGGTAAAAGAACAATAAAAGAGAGAGAAGATAATAATGTTATAGAAGAAGAAGCTCCAGTTGCAGGAATAAAGATTACAAAAGAACTAAAGAGCAAATGGGGTAACTATTCAGACAGAGAGATTATAGAAATGGAAAAAATCTATCAAGACATGGTTTTTTCTAATGACATATCGACACCACAACACAAGAAAAATTTACACTTCTATTGTAAACTTAGCGTGTTAATGGATAAAGCTCTTGACGAAGGAGATTTTAGTGGATATGAAAAATTATCAAGGCAATTCAAAGAGCTTACAGCAAGCTCTGGATTTAGACCTATTGATAGAAAAAGTGGTAGTGAGTCAAGTGGAGTGAGAACCTTTAGTCAAATATTTGAAGAGGTTGAAAAAGATGGTTTTATAGAACCTTATGATGTAGATTTAAACCAAGATATTGTAGATAAAACAATTATGTATCTTTTAAATTATACTAGAAAGTTATTAAATGTAGAGCAATTACATAGCCCTCCTAGCGACACACCAAGTGTCTCAGACCAAGAGGGAGATGATTTAGATTGAGTTTAAACTACAAAAGTGAAAGACAAGATGGAGTAGACATAAATCCAGAAGAACAAAAAAGAGCATCATCTTTTGAAAATAAAAAAGAAGATTGGGCTAAATATTGTTCACTGTGGAGAAGTAAGCCAGACTTATTTTTGGATTTTATAAAAGAAGAAGGTTCAAAGTTTCATTTATTCTTTTACCAAAGACTTATTTTAAGAATTATGCTTAGATATAGAAAAACTTATTTTACATTGACTCGTGGTAGTTCTAAGAGTTTTCTTGAGATATTAGGAAAATATTTACAGTGTATTTTTTATCCAGATATTAAATTAATGATTACAGCGCCACAAAAACAAATGGCAAGTAATATCGCACAACAAAATATCAATGAAATATGGAAATTCTTTCCTATATTAAAAAATGAAGTAAGAAAAATACAATTTGAAAAAGATTACACTAAGTTAATATTTCACAATGGAGCTGTTCTTGATGTTGTAGCAAATAGTGAATCTTCTCGTGGTTTGAGAAGGCATGGTCTTTCAGTGGAGGAAATTATTCACGAAAGATTCAATGAAGAACAGTTTAATGAAGTCCTTCTACCAATCATGGCAAATGACAGGATTACACCTCATGGAGTAGACCCAAATGAAATCAAAAAACCTATCACAGTTGCAACAACAGCAGGGACAAAACAATCTTTTGCTTATAACCTACTTAAAGAATATTTAGAAGATATGGTAAGTGGAAAATCTGCTTTTATACTAGGCTCTAGCTATGAACTTCCAACAATGGAAAGATTGTTAAGTATCGACTACATTAGTGATTTAAAAGAATCTCCAAACTTTAATCCTATTTCATTCTCAAGAGAATATGGTAGTGTGTGGTCTGGCTCAAGTGAAAGTTCTCTTGTTGACCTAGAAACATTTAGAAAATCAAGAGTTTTAAAAGATGCAGAATATAAAGCAGAAAGAAAAAAAGGTGTGTCATATATATTAAGCTATGATGTCGCTAGGTCTGAGGGTGCATCCAATGCACAAAGTTCACTAGTAGTTACAAAATTAACAGATAGAGGCGATGGAACTTTTCAAAAACACATTGTTAATATTTATGGATTTGAAGGCACTCACTTTAGAGAACAGGCTTTATTCTTAAAACAAAAAGTTAATGATTTTAAAGCTAGTATGTTGGTAATTGACTCAAATGGCTTGGGTATAGGTCTTATTGACCAATTAGTTACTGAAATTGATACAAATCCACCATATGAAGTTATTAACGATGAAAGATACAATAGGTATAAAACAGAAAATAGTATACCTATGATTTACAGTTTAAAATCACAATCTAAAGAGTCCAAAGCATCAGACATCCATAACTTATTTATCAGATGGGTTAACAATGGAGAAGTTAAATTTTTAGTTAGTGAGACACAAGCAAGAGTGTCACTAAAAGGTAAAAAGATTAAAGATGAATCTGATTATCTAATGCCTTTTGTTATGACAGACTTTTTACAAGAAGAGATTATGAACCTTGAATATAAACAGACAGGAAATAGGACTGATGTAAAGAGAATATCCAAACAAATACAAAAGGATAGATTTTCTGCATTAGAGTATGGTTTGTTCTATGTTAACACAATAGAGCAGAGAAACAAAATAAGAAAAGATGAAAATATTGACATATCGTCATTCTTTATGGGAAGAAAAGCTAAAGCGTTTTAGAAGGGAGGTTAAAACTTGGAATATTTTCAAAGCAATGATAGAAAAAGTGTAAAACAAGACTTTGCTAAGTTGAGTTCAATGATTGTTAGAGACTTGAATAATAACAGTGGACAATCTTTTACTAGAAGATATACATCAGATGATGTTTCTAGATTTTTAGAATCACCAACTAGATATGCAAAAGAACTTGGAGTAATGAGTTTAAATTTATATGAAGCAAGTCCACATTATAAAAGGTTAATAAACTATTATGCAAACCTCCCTACTTTAGATTATTTTATTACACCAGTTGGATTAGACAAAACAAAAGAAATAAATGTAGAAAAACTTAAAACAAATTATCAAAAAGCTGTTGACTTGACAGAAACAATGGATATTAAACATGAGTTCAAAAGAATGTTAACAACAGCTTGGATTAGAGATGCCTTCTATGGTTATCAACATTCTACAAAAGATTCTTACTTTGTTCAGAAACTTCCAAATGATTATTGTCAAATATCAAGTATTGAAGATGGAGTTTACAACTTATCTTTTGACTTCCAATATTTTGATAGAAATGCTACACAATTGGAATTTTACCCTAAAGAGTTTAAGTCTATGTACAATAAGTACAGAGCTGGAACAGAAGGTCAATGGATAGAGTTAGATGGCTCAAAAACAATTGTTTTAAAAATTAATGAATATACTACATACGACATACCTCCATTTGTTGGTATCTTTAAAAGTATTTTTGATATTCAAGATTACAAAAACTTAAAAAAAGCAAGTGAGACGATAAGCAACTATAAGTTTATTACTCAGAAGATTCCAATTAGAGATAAATCTGAAAGAAATAACGACTTCTTGATTGACTTAAATAATGTAGCAATGTTTCATAATAAAACAATGGCAACATTGCCAGATGAAATTGGTCTTATTACAACACCATTTGATGTAGATGTTGTAAACTTTGCAAAAGATAAATCTGAAAGCGACAATGTACAAGAAGCCGAAAGAGAGTTTTATGCAGGGGCAGGAACAAGCTCTTTACTATTTAACCAAAGTACATCATCAACAAAGGCTTTAGAAAAATCAATAAATGTTGATGAACAAGAAGTTTTTACTCTGATTAGACAAGTAGAAAGAGTGATTAACAGAAAGCTAAAAAATGAAATAAAAGGTACATTCAAATTTAAAGTTCAAATCCTAGATACAACTTCATTTAACAAAAAAGAAGTGTTTGAAAGGTTATTGAAATCTGCTCAATATGGCTTACCTGTTAAAATGATGATTGGCTCTTCTCTTGGATTAACACCAAGCACAACTGAAAACATGGCATTCTTGGAAAATGAAGTGTTAGGACTAGGAGAAATGTTTATTCCCCTTTCTTCATCTCATACTCAATCTGGTTCTGAATCAGTTGACAATGAAGGTGGAAGACCAGAACTAGATGATGAAGAATTGAGTGATGAAGGTGAAGGAACTAGAGATAGAGGAGACAATGATTCTGATGTGAGATAATAGGAATCATTACCCATTTAAAGGAGGTGAGTGTGTGGGAGAAGATAAAAAAAATAATATTTCATTAAATGTGCCACTGTCTTTTAATATTGTAGATTCTTATGATGACAGATTTATGAAAGTAGAAATCAAACTTATGCATTTAGGTGAAAACTTGAATGGAAGCTATTTTTCCAAAGATGCAGTTGAAAAAGCATTGCCAACTTTAGCAAATACACCAATATTAGGTTTTATTTCAAAAGATGATAGTGGTGAAAAAGATTTCAATGGTCATGAAATGCACATTGAGGTTGAAGATGGTAGCTATGAAATGGTCTACGATGGTCAAGCTTATGGTGTAATACCTCAAGATTGCAACCCCAGATTTGAACTTCATGAAGAGAAGACATATCTTGTAGTTGATGCCCTTATGTGGAAAAAGTTTTCTCAAGCTATTGACATTCTTGAAAGAAATGGTTCAAATGCAGAATCTATGGAATTAAGCGACAAGTATGATGGATTCTTTAGAGAAGATGGTCTTTTTGAATTTACAGACTTCTATTTTGATGGTGCATGTATACTTGGTGACAAAAGAGGAATTCAGCCAGCAATGACTGGAGCAGACATAACACCAGTTTATGCATTAGATAAATTTAAAGAACAAATAAATGTGAAATTACAAGAGTTCTACTCTAAGTATTCATTTGGTGCATCTGATAATTTTAAGGAGGTGGATAAAAAAATGACATTGGAAGATTTACTAGAAAAATATGAAATTTCTGAAGAATATCTAAAAGAGAAAAATCTTTCTGTTGATGAATATTCACTAGAGGAAATCGAAGAAAAAATCAAAGAAAATTTTGAAGAAAAAAAAGATGACACTCAAGATGGTGATGAAGATTTTTCTGAAGATGATTCAGATGACAATGTAGCTGAGGGTGATTCTGAGGACGATGGAGAAGAGTTTTCTCAAGAAGAAGGTTCTAACACCAATGAAGAAGAAAACCAACCAGAAGAAGAATTTAGCACATCTGATGACAATCAAGAAACAAAAAAAGATTTCGCATTATCTCATGAAGAGATTCGCAATGAAGTTCGCTCTAAAGCAAAAGATTATCTTCAAGAGAAGGTTTTTGGAGACGATGATGAGTGGCACTACGTTTATACAACAGCAGTTTATGACAAATATTTTGTTGTTGAAGATGAAGCTACGTCAAAACTTTACAAAATCAATTATAAAGTTGAAGACAATAAAGTCGTTTTAGAGGATGGCAGTCACCAAGAAGTATTTGTCCAATTTTTAACATCTGATGAAAAGAGTGCCTTAGAAATGATGCGCAACAACTTTGAAGATATGAAAAATAAAGTTGAAAAACTTGAGTCAAATCTCAAAGAGTATCAAAATTCAGAGCATAAAGCTAAAGCAGAAGAGATGTTTAGTCAATTTGATTTAGAAGAGGAAGACTATAAAGATATTAAAGAAAACGTCTTAGAATTTTCTATTGAAGAAATTGAAGAAAAACTTTATGCAAGATTGGGAAGAAAGAATTTCTCAGTCAAAAAGAAAGATAATAAAATCTCAATCTTAGATGGAGATTCACAAACAAAAAGTGGTAAACCATATGACCACCTATTTAGTAG